AGATATTATCCATACTTAAAAATGCCCCTGCCGTTGGTGGTGGCGGTGGCGCTGGTGGTGGAGGTGGCTCTGGCGGAGGCTCTGGAGGTTCAGGTGGAGGCACCGGAGGCGGTGGTGGCACCGGAGGCGGAGGCGGAGCATCTCAAGAAGAGGCTCAAGCACAAGAGATTTTAGATAGAGCAAGAAAAGATAGAGCTCAAGACAGACAAGAAACATTAACAGGACATGCAGAAGGTAAGGGATCTCCCAAGGCAACATGGGGTAGTGGAACAGATGAAAGAACTACTAAAGGTGGACACAGCCAAGCAACAGGCATACCTAACTTAGGACAAGCAGCAGACCAAAGAGTTAGAGATAGTAAAACAGGTAAACTTAGACAATCATCAGCTCTAACATATGATAGTAAAGCAGAAAAAGCAAATTTTTCAGATGAAGCATTAGGTAGTAACCAAAACAACATGCGTAAGATTCGTTTACGTGGACGAGGAACAGTTAGAGCAGAAACAGATAAAACAGGTAATTTAAAATTTAGACAAGAATCCGATCCTTCACAAGGATTAGGAAGAGGAGGCGGACAATATACAGACGCCGAAGCTTTCGAAGAATCTGAAAATAGAATAAACATTCTAGGCGCAAACATTAGAGCAGGTATTGGGGCTGACAAAGTTGGAAAGAGAACTGCACGTTCTACTAGAGACAGAGGAGCTTCAATGGCTTCTAAAGCTACATCTACTTTATCACAAGCATTAAAAGATGATGCTTATCAAGTTCAAGTTGCTATGGATAAAGCCGGCCCAGAGGCAGGAAATGAATTAGCTGCACTTCAAAAATTAATGAAGGAAAGGCAAGACAAATTTGGCAAGACAGGTCCTAATACAAAAGAAGACAAAGCAAAAGCTAAAAAGATGGACCAAGAAATAAGAGTCCAAGCTAAAAAATTAAGAGAAGTAGGTGGTGAAGAGGTAGCAGATAAACTTAGATTAGATAAAGTAGATGAAGATTTAAATTCAGAAAAATCAAGATCTTTGATGGGTGGTTTCTTACCTTTAAATAAAACAGGTGTAAAAGACTTTTTTGGTGTAGACTCAGACGCTAGTTTTGGTGAAGGAGTAAAACAAGCATTTAGTAGAGATAGACTATTTGGACAAGGTAGTGCATTAGCTGCAGGAACAGAAGACAGAGTTGCCGAAGAAACTGCACAACAAGAAATAGCATCAGACAGACAAGTAGAAGGTTTCGCAGAAGCAATTGGTGAAGACTTAGGATTAACAGGCGAAGAGAACGAACAAACACAAGAAGAGATTAAACTAAGCACAGAAAGAGGCGCAACAGCACAAGAAGCATTATTAGAAAAAGCAACTGAAGAAGGTTCATTATATGTTCATGATACTCACGTAGAAGCTAAACTAGACGAACTTTTAGCTCAAGGAAATGGTAAAGGCGGAGATAAAAGAACAGGCACAGATGTAGAAACTGTTGATCAAAAACAATTAGAAGTATTAGAAGAAATTAGAGACTTACTTGGCGGTGGTGGTGAAGAAGGCGGTGATGAAGGTGGCGGACTTTTAGGTATGGCCGGCGATATGATTATGAACCGAGGCAAGAAAGGCGGTAAGAAAGGCAAAAAAGGCAAAAAAGGCGGACGAAGAGGCGGTAAAAGAGGCATGATGAGAAGCCTTGCTAGTAAGGGAGGCAAACTACTTAAAGGTGGAGCTAAACTAGCAGGTGGATTAGCAAGAGCTATTCCTGGCGTAGGATTAGCTGTAGCAGCTGGTTCAGCACTAATAGGAGGCTTTACAGGAGCTCGTAAGGCTGGAGAAAACTTTGGATTACAAGAAGGCGAAAAAGCAACAGTAGGACAAAAAATTGCTAGTGGTGTAGGTGGTGCAATATCAGGACTTACATTTGGATTGGTAGATGGTAAGAAAGTAGCCAACTTCTTAGGTGGTAAAGACCCAAGGGCAGCTCTTAGAGAACTAGCAGAAAAAGATCCAGAAGCAGCAGCTAGAGTTCAGGCTTCTATAGACGCAGGTGTTGATCCTGCTAAGGCATTAAAGAATGAAGGTGTAGATACACAATCAGGATTGATGAAAGGTCTTAAGAAAGGATTAGAATATTCTCCTGTAGGATTAGCAGCAAAAGGAATAAAGAAAGTTGGCGGAGCTGTAATGGATATGTTCAAATCTGATGAAACAAAAGCCAGGGACGCAGCAAGAGATGAAGCCAAAGAATCTGGATTGTATGATAGAAATTGGTTGGGTAAATCTACAATAGACTCTAGTAAACTAGGTGACGCTAGTATAGAACAATTAGAAGCTATATTACATGATGACGATTTAAGTGAAGAAGATAAAGAGAAAGTTGTAGCAGCTCTAGAAGCCAAGAAAATAGAAAAAGATAAAGCATTAGTAGATGCTGGTTTAGAACCTACAGAAGGAACACAAGGTGCAGCAATTGAAACAGCAGGTGGTAAAGAATCAGGTGGTAAACTAGCAGCAGCAGGTGCAGCAGCGGCAGCAGCAGCAGGACAAGCAGTAGCTCCAGTAAATGTTATGAATCAACAGGGAGGAGCAGCAGGTGGTGGTAAATCAGAGCCAGTAACAGCTATTGTAGCCCGAGGATTCAGGCCTTCAGATTCGACGATTGTAAGATATCAAGATAAAAGATTTGGACTTACTTAGGTAAGTTTAAAACTCTATCTCTAAGTCTAATAGCTCTAGGACCAACTTGTTTAGCCCAACGACTATCTAACATTTCAATAGCAGCTTTATCCCAATCACTTTCATTTATTGCGCCAATAAATTTTTTAAATTTGCTTAGTCTAGGACGTCCTAAATTAAATAACATATTAACTAGAACTTCTTGTAACTCTCCAGGATATGTTTCCCAATTATCCTTAAACAATATTTCACATTCATTGATTGCAATATCTAAATCTTTCTCGAAGCACTCTTTAACTCTTTCTTCAGAAACAGGCGTTCCGACTTCTTGTCCTTGCTCAGGATCGGATTCCTTAACCAGGTGTCCGACTCCGAATGTCGGATAGCCCAAGTGATCTTTGTAAATTGTATAAACTACTCCTTCGTCTACTTTTAATTGATTGTAAATGTTTTCTCTATTCATAAAACTATTTATTTTAATAGGAGAGGAACTATATATTTTCCGGTCCAGTCATATTTTCCATATACCAAATTACCTGGTTTCTCATGATGATTTTTATGATAGTCTTCTCCACCCATAAAAATATTTGATAACCAACCTAAATTTGTAGGCTCTCCTTTTAATCCTCCATGTCCGTTCCAATTGATTACAATAAACCAGATCCATGTAAAAACAAACATGAATGCTAGCCATATAATTAACCACTTACTTATAAGACCTAGAACGATCCAATTAACCAAGTATAGTAGCCAATAATGTTCTGTTACGAATTGCGCGTCTTTTTGCTTAGAATAGTGTCTTAAATACCCTATTTTTGGAGTTACTGTATCATATTGGCCAAAAAATAATCTCCTAAGGCCTATTTGTTTAGGACCATGAGGGTCGCCTTCTTTATCTGTATTAGCATGGTGTTGTAAGTGTGTTGCTACATAATGTCCAGGTGGTGACTCTGCTGAAAGAACCATACACCATAACATTAATTTTCTACCTATCCAAGTAGGTTCAAATTGATGATGTGCAAGCCATCTATGATATCCTACGTTTGCTATTCGAGAAACAAACATAGCAAGGAAAAGAAAAAAGAATACTTCTCCTATACCTGGTTGTTGATATATAAACCATAAAGGAACACCTATTAATGCAACAGCATGTAATATAATAACTTTAATTGCAAACTTGGTTCTATAATCTAAATTAAACATTCCTATCCTGATCTACATCTTTTAAATCACTTGTCTTACCTTTGCTTCCTAGTTGATGTCCAAACTGTAATGAAGGATCAACAAAGCATAAAACAATAGTAACTCTTAGTCTATCATATTTGTCATTAGGATTGTGTATATAACCGCCTTGTGCTTCTCCCTTTCTGTATATTAATGTGTCTGTTCCTGGAACTTCATGTTCTATCCAACCAGGCCACAATAATAAATCTCCTGTCTTTCCATTTAAAACTACCTCAGATTTTATTTTAGAAACACCTGGTGTAGCAGATATAATTAAACTATCTAATGGAGATTTAAGTTTCATAGGTGCATGTTCAGGATCTTTTTGAACATAGTAATTACCTATAACACAATGTTGGGCGTGATGATGATATTTTAAATGTTGTTTTTCATCACAAACCATCCACCAGCCGTATATGTGCCAATGTTCTTTTAAAAGATCTATATGTGGATAGTGAGATATAGATTCAAAGTATTTAATGGCATGAGGTGTAATTATTCGTTTCATTTCGTCCCAGCCATCTACACCTTCCATAGAATCTTTTCCTATCTCAGAAGTATGTTGTCCTTTTTCGTTAAAGTAACTTAATTGTCTCCACCACTTAGCACGTTCAGGTTCTTTTTCTAACCATGACTCTCTGCTCTCATAAATGTCAACAATAGACTTTAATAGACGTTCCCTTAATGCTGGTGGCAAGGGATCTTCTTGCATGTGTTCAATAGGTATGCCAAATAAATCTTTCTTCATATCTGTATTTATTAGAAAAAGAAACCGGCTTACGCCGGTTTCAAAAACAGTTAAACCGTTTTATTAGTCTTCAGCAAGAGATTTGAAATATGACAATGTATCATCTTCAGAAGAGTCATCATCTAATCCGTTGCTTGATGCTTGGACAGCTTTCACTTTTTCCATAAACTGATCGTCTTCAGCATCACCAGTTGTTTGCGAGATTTGCTCAGCCGTTGCGACTTTAGCACCGCCACTTAGAACCATATCAAGTTTAGTTTTTAACTCCTCATAGGATTTAAATTCTCCCTCGCCAACTTTCTCTTGTAAAGAATGTTGCTTGTTCCAAATGCCTTCAATCTTCGCATCATCATCAGAAATAGCAGTAACGGCATCAAATTCACTTTTATCATAGTTTCTAAAGCCTTCTACCTGTCTGATTTTTAGTTTGAAGTTAGCACCTTCCCAGAAATCAAATGGATTTACTGGAGTCTCATCTTCAAATTGTGGTTGCATAACATCTTTAATCTTATCAAAGATCTTTTTACCAAACTTGTATAGGTAAACATTACCTACTGCGTCTGGATTAGCAGAGTCTTCTACGACTAAAATGTTAGCATAGTAATTGAGACGTCTCTTTTGCTTTCTAGCAATTTCCTTATTCGCCTCAACACCTGAATTCCATAACTCTGAGTTTAATTCAGAGACCGGGTCCGGTTTGTTTAGCGTTGTAAGACTGTTCTCGATATACCATTTACCTGTTGGTCCTTGGAATCCATGATTCCAAATTCTAACCCATGGCATATCTTCACCCTGTGGAGCAGGCAAAAACCTAATAACGGCGTAACCGTTTCCTGCTTTGTCTACTGTGGGTTTCCATTCCCGCTCATCATTCTGTTTAAAGTTTGATTGGGGATTTGAGATTTTCTCGACTTCCTTCATTAAGTTGTCGAAGTTGCCTCTTTGTTTTCTGAGGTCTGAAAGTGTATTAAACGACATATATATTCTCCTTGTATTGCGTTGTATTACGTTATATTAATTGTATTAGAACTATTTCTAGTCCTAGCAATATTATTTATAAGA